CGCCTCCTCCGGCGGAGTCACCGTCCTCGCGCGCGAGGACGCCGTGCAAGGCATGCTGGACATCGGCTTTCGCCGCGTCGAGCATGCGACGCACGACGAGGACCCCTCCTGCGACGACCAGGGGGAGAACTTTGAGGACATGAGCAAGCAGGGCCTCATCGAATTCGCGAGGGAGCACGGCGTGGCCGTGAACCCTCGCGACAACAAGTCCACGATACTCGCGGCCATCAAGGGGAGCATCTGGCCATGGAACCCTTCGCGACCGTAGACGACCTTTTGGCAGGATGGCCAAACAAGACGCTAAGCGAGTCGGAACGGGCCGCGGCCGACGTCCTCCTCAGGCGGGCGTCGGGCCAGCTCGCCGCCCTCATGCGCAACAAGGGCAGGGCGGTCGACCCGTCCGACGAAATACAGGCGGAGAACCTCAGGACCGTCACCGCTAACATGGTGCGGCGCTCCATGATGTCCGGGGCGGCAGAGGGGATCAAGTCGGTGTCCCAGACCATAGGCAGCACCACGGCCAGTGCGCAGTGGAGCAACCCCGACGGGGCGTTCTACCTGTCCAGGACGGACAAAGAGGTCCTCGGGCTTCTCGGCGGCGGTCGCGTCGGATGGGCCAGCATGGCAGGTGACCCATGAGCGCACTGGGAGCCATGCCCCTGCTCAGCGACTACTCGCTCTGCCGTCAGACGGTCACCGTGTACCACCACGGCCCCGACGGCATCACGCGAACCGTGCACGACAGGGCCTACATGGAGCGGACGAAGTCCGAGGAGGTCACACGAACCGGAAGCTCCGAGAGGAACGGCTTTCTCCTGGTGATCCCCGGGGACGCCCAGGCGTGCCGTGTCGGTGACAAGGTGCTTGAAGGCGACGGCCCGGAGGTGCCGACAAGCGACGCGGACGCGTGGTGGCGCTCGTTCATTCCCGCGAAGGTGGACGGCCTCGTCGTGGTGAGGCACGTGAGCGTGGGGCGCTGGGACGGCAGGATCGTGCACACCGAGGCGGGGGCGTGACATGGCCAAGAAGAAACGCATGATAATGAAGGTCGCGCTTCCCCGACCAAGCGCCGTCGCGCGAAGGCTCGGCGTCGACGAGAGGGGCGACGTCCAAAAATACGTCACACGAGAGGTCCTGCGTAGGATCAAGCCGTACATCCCGCTGAGGGAGGGCACGCTGCGCGGCGGCGCGGCCATCCTGTCGCCGACCAAGATAGTCGTGGACGCGCCCTACGCCAAGGCCCAGTTCTTCGGCGTGACGCGCGAGGGGAAGCCCTTCAAGTATCGCCACACCGGGGCAAAGGTCGGGTCCCACTGGGACAGACGGCTCGCGGCAGAGCAGGGCGGTTCCATCGTGGCCGACGCGACCAAGTACGCGCGACGGAAGAGGTGGTGAGCGCATGGCAGACGCAAGCTACACGGGCGGCAGCACGCTCGACGGAGGCGACTTCTCAAGCTACTCCGGCGGGGCCTACGAGGACGGCGGAGGCTTCGACTGGGGGGAACAGACCGCACTGGAGAGGATGCGAGGGTTCGTCACGCGCTACGGAGACGAGCGAATCAACAGCCTCACCATCGACTACACCGACCAGGTCCCGAGCAGCGCGGGCCTCTTCCCGGGCGGGCTCGTCGAGCTTAGTCGCACCAAAGACATCATGGGGCACGTGAGCGTCGAGTCCCAGTACAACTTCGCGCTATACACCGTGCTCGAAAAGAGTCCCGAGGACGACGCGGGGGCGACGGACAACGCCGAGTGGCAGATGAGGTTCCAGGAATGGGTGCAGGAGCAATCCGCCATGGGACTCGCGCCGTCGTTCGGGGACGAGCCGAGGAAGGAGCGCATGGTGGCCCAGAACGGCGAGCTTTACAGCGCCGACGAGGAGGGAACCGCGCTCTACGTAATTCAAATATCGGTCAGCTTCACCAAGAATTACTAGATCTAGGGAGACAACATGGCAAACACACCAACGTTCAGCACGCCCGACGGTCAGACGATCGCCCGCGAGCAGCTCATCGTCTACCTCAACGTCGGCACGTACGCCACGCCAGACTGGGCCGCAATCGGCACGCGCGTCGAGGACTCCTCCATGGAGTACGACTGGAGCGAGGAGAGCAACCAGGACATCCTCGGCGTCACGCACAGCTCGATGAAGAAGCCCACCATTAACCAGAGCTTCGACGGCGTCAAGCTCAGCTCCGGCGACAAGGCGTACGAGAAGATCTGGCTGGAGGGCGTCAAGAACCAGAACCCGCAGGCCCTCTGCAACCTCGACATCCTCGTCGCCCACTTCTACGCCGGCGCTGCGAACGCACCGTTCGGCGAGCGCTATCCGTCCTCCATGGTGCGACCCACGAGCCTGGGCGGAGAGGGCGGCGGCGACATCGTCATGCCCTTCGATGCCACCTACGGCGGCGTGCGCGAGACCGGCACCGTCACGAAGGGCAACGACGGCGCGATCACGTTCGCAAAGGCGGCGTAGCCATGGGCAAGTCACTCAGCTTCGACACCGGCGTGGTCGAGTACGAGATCAACGGCGCGGCCACCGTACGGTTCAACCCCACGGACGCATCGTTCGTGGACAGGCTCTACAACACGTTCACCAGCCTCGACGCACGCCAGGACGAGTTCCAGAAAAAGGTCGCGGAGATCGGGGAAGACGGGGGGCAGATGCTCGCCTACGCCAGGGAGCGTGACAAGGAGATGCGCGAGGCCATCGACGGCCTCCTCGGCGAGGGCACGTCGGACGCGCTCTTCCATGACATGAACTGCTACGCGTTGGCCGACGGACTCCCGGTATGGATAAACCTCATGTTCGCGATAGCGGACGAGGTCCAGTCCGCGTACACCGAGGAGCAGAAGAAGTCGAGCCCGCGCGTCGAGGGCTACAACAGGAAGTACCGACGCATGATGGAGAAGTACAAGCGAGGCGGCAAGTAGCGTGGCAGGCTACGACCTGCCCAGGTCGGCCGACATCGGCGGGAAGACGTACGAGATAAGGAGCGACTACCGCGCCGTGATTGACATCATGACCGTCGTCTCCGACCCAGACCTGACGGATGCCGAGCGCGCGACCATGGCGCTCGGCATCTTCTATCCGCAGGCGGACTCGATCCCGCGCGAGCACGCACAGGATGCCCTGGACTACATGTTCTGGTTCGTGTCCGGAGGAGAGAGTCCGGCGAAGAAGCGCAAGCCCAGAGTGATGGACTGGGAGCAGGACTTCCCGCTCATCGTGTCGCCCGTCAACAGGTCCCTGGGCTTCGAGGTGAGGGGCGTCGAATACCTGCATTGGTGGACCTTCCTCGCCGCCTACCGCGAGATCGGGGACTGCACGTTCGCGCAAGTAGTCGCCATACGGAAGAAGAAGATGGCGGGCAAGAAGCTCGACAAGGCCGAGGCCCAGTTCTACGCGGACAACCGCGAGATCGTCGACCTCAGGAGACTCGAGACGCAGGCCGAGAGGGACATATTCGAGGAATGGACGTAAGGGGGTGGGCGCATGGCGGACGGGGCGATAACGTTTTCCACGACGCTCGACAACAGCGACCTCGAGAAGAGCCTGAAGGCCGTCGAGAGGGAGATAGAGTCGCTAAAGAGGAAGATCGAGGAGAGCAAGGGCGAGGAATCGTTCGCAAAGAGCCAGATGGAAGCCGCCAAGGCCGCGGCCGAGAAAGCCAAGCAGGCCGTGGAAAAGCTTCGCGAGGAGCTTGGCGTGACGGACGACGCCGCGCTTGCGGAGAGCCTCAAGGCGGCGAACCGCGAGGTCTCGCAGCTCGAAGCGGGGCTTAGGAAGGCCAACGAAGGCAAGAGCGCGATCGAGGAACAAATGGACGCCGGCGAAGCCGCCATCCGCCAAACCGAGCAGTCCCTACGCGAGCTCCAAGCCAGGCTCGGGGAGCTGGAGAACGCCGACCCGACCAACGCCGACGAATGGTTCGCGGCGCAGAGGGAGATATCCGGCGTCAAGAGCGCGCTGGCGGACGCCAACGCCTCGCTCGAAAAGCAGATCGCGGACCAGGACAAGCTGAACGACAAGTGGCAGGCGCTTGACGAGAAGGCAACCGACTACGCCACCAGGCTGGAGGGTGCCTCCGCGCGCCAGGACGAGCTCGCATCGAAGAGTTCGCGCCTCTCGGCCGCCAACGACGCCCTCAAGCAGCAGTCTGCGGAGCAGGACCGGCTGACCAAGAAGTGGGAGTCGACCAACGCGCAGACCGAGAAATACACGCGCCAGCTCGCGCGCGCCGCCAAGCGGCAGCAGGAACTGTCCGCGGAGTACTCACGCACCTACTCGGCGGCGGGTGCCGCGGTCGGTGCCGGCATGGCGAGGGCGCGAGCCAGCATGGACGCATTCTCGAGCAGGATGCAGTCGATGCTCAGACGCGTCTTCGTCTTCGGGGTCATCCTCAAGGGCGTTCGCGCCGTCTCCAGCGCGCTGAGCACGGCCCTCGGGCAGAACCTGCGGTTCTCCGCTGCATGGGAGAACCTGCGGGCGACCGTCGCCGGCGTGGCCAACGCCATCGCAAACCTCGTCGCGCCAGCGCTCACCGGCATGGTGAACGCCGCCACGGCGGCCATAGAGACGCTCGCGAAGGCGGTGGACGACCTCTTCGGGCTGGGCATCATGTCGGCTATCAGGAGCGCGAGGGCGGCGGCAGAGGCAAACTGGAGGCAGACGGACGCCTCAAAGGACGCCCAGAAGGCGCTCGACAAGCAGGCGAAGGCGACCAAGGGACTCGCCAAGGAGCAGGACAAGGCAAGGAAGAGCCTGCTTGCGTTCGACGAGGTAAACGCTCTGCAGGCCGACGACGCAGATGACGCCGCCGACGAGCTGGGTGACGAGTCTGACGGCATCGTGGACCCGAACGCGCTCATGAACCCGGACTGGGGAGCCTTCGACGTGGGCAAGATC